TCTTCTCACGAAAATTCGAGAGGTTACAGCGAGGTGCTAAAGTTGTGTATAAGGATATGGGTGTAACCGGCGCTGGACATCGCTGGCCGAATTCGCGCCAGGTAAAGTGTTCCTCCAGCAGGAGGCACCACCGCGAAGACAGGAAACGGGCGGTCTGGAGAGATGTTCTGTGAGTCAGCGATCGAAACCCTCACCGATACTGGCGCCGGGCCATTGTTGCGCGCCACGATACGGTGACCCTTGCCTTCTTTCTCCGTTTCGAGGGAGAACGGGTAATTATCGTACTGGCTGGCAGCCAAGCTCAGTTATCGTACTGGCTGGCAGCCAAGCTCACGCTGCAAAACAGGGCCACAAGGGCAAGTAGAGCGCGCTTCAGCACGACAATCTCGGGGAGAGCTGGCATGCGGTGATGAGACAGCACCGGTAGCGAAGGCTCTTCGCCATGCGATTTTCCGGTGGGTTCTCCACTGGTCCAACCGCGCGCCTACCGATCAGAGGGCCGTATTCCGAGCTGTTGGACGGAAAGAGGACTATTCCTACGTTCTGGCGACGTGTTCTTCGTTTATTTTCGGGCGCCATGTTCTGAACACAAGCTGGCCCAGAATTCCTGATAGGGCATGACGTGCTCGTGCCTTGCTCGCCAATGCGCATCGATGCCATCCCAGCCATTGCCTTTAAATTCATGATCACATACTGGGCAGATGCGCGGCTGCTTTTTGGGGATATCCTTTTCGCAGCAGAGGCAGTTCCGATTCATGCGCATTTCCTTGATGTTTGATCGACCACGTCGCTGCTGTCTGTTCTGATCATGAAGCGATGGCGCCGCCTGACCACGTCTGCTAGATCAAGAAGTCTTCCATGCTGCGACCTTCCGCAATCAACGCTTTGAAGACATTCGGCAGTTTCCCGCGACCGCTCCAGGTGACTTTTCCGTCGGGGGTGATGTACTTGGGTTTAACCTTCTTCCCAGCTTTTGTAGTGCTCGATCCTCCACCGGCAAAGCCACACTGCTTTGCGGTCAAGTCGAATTCTTGAATGAGGGCCTTGACCTGCCGGATGGCCTCTCCCACTTCAAGCTTGCGGGTCTCTGCAATTTGGCGGTCGAGTTCTTCGCGTTGTGCAAGTAGTTCTTCGTAGGTAGCCATGAAATCTCCGGAGAAGGTGTCGCGGGTTGAAGTAGAACGCCGACCAGGCGCTACTCAACCAGAGTATATGCCATTCGGCACCTGCGCCGCGCCATTCGACGACGCTACATCCCTTCGACGAATTGATGTGCCTCACTCCAGCATTCGCCAGATCAGAGGAAGCCCTGAATCGCCCGTTCCAGCGCAGGAATACGTTGCTTGACCACCCGTTCCACATCCAGGCGTTTGCGAATGGTGATCTTCGAGACCAGTACCGCAATCGGAATGTCGGCCCCGCGTTTCAGACGCTTGATTCCCTCGGCTTGCCGATACCGCCGCTTGAATCCCGACAAGGGCCGGTCGTGCTCCCTGATGTTCTCCGCCATCAGAATCGTCTTGCCTCCTTTCTTGATGAAGTAAGCGTTACCGCCACGCATCAATTCATCGACAATGGCCTTGAAGCGTTTCCGGCCCACCCGACCATGGAGCGGAATCAGCATCTTGCCGGTGATCGTCGCACCGGTTTCATGCACCCCCGACCAGGGAATCCGGGAGCCAATCCACATGCCCGGCAGCCGCTTCGGGTCCTGATCCAGCACCTTCGCCCCGAAGGCTTGCAGGAAGGAGCGCTTGACCACCTTCATCTCGCTTCCCACATGACGACGAACCGCCTCGCGCATCGGCTTCACCTCTTGCCGCATGGCTTTGCCCACCGCCCGATGTACGTGCTGAAACACGTCGCCACCTTTCAGTAGCGCGCCCATCACGCCGGCGTGAGGGCCCGAAATGCGCAAGGCGATCGTCACCATCGATCAGGCCTTCTGCGTCAGATCGTCGGCTTTCGTCCGGTATTCGAGCTGGTAGCGCACGGTAATCGATGCTGCCGTCGCATCGGCATCTTCGTTATCCCATTCCGTCCCGAGTTCCTTGGTGCCCTGACACAGTCCGCCGAGGTTGCGATTGGCCATCACCGCCTTGTGACTGGCGACAATCAGTTGATCGGCCACCACCTCCGCTGCGTTCTCGCCCACTTCTCGGGTCAGCGCGATCACCTTCACGGTGAGGAGGCGTCTCACGACCAGCGTCAGGTTCTCTCCGATTACCTCCTCTTCAGGAAGAACGATCAAAGCCGGTGTCTGTTTGCGTTCGATTGCCACCGTCGGTGAGCGATGCAGCGTCGCCCCACAGGTTTCTGCAACCGGACGCAGGGTATTGAGCAGGTTCTGCAGCAGTTGCTCACGGATGGATTGGGTATTCATGGTTCATTCCTTCAATAGAGTAAGTTTGGCCCGCATCTCTGAACCGTCACTGACGGAGAGAATTTCGCGGACCTGATAACGAAGGCCGCCCACCTTGACGACCTCGCCCTGCTGGAGCCCCGCCAAGGACCCCACCGGATACGACATGGTGGTTTCCGCCGACAGCGCCAGTTGATGCAACACCGGCTGATCACTGGTCTGCAGATTGACCAGCGCCGTCTTGGAGAAACGTCAGCGCCGTCTTGGAGAAACGTCCCGAAGCCGGCCGCCACAGGCACTCCTGCAAGAAGCCATTACCCGCGGCAGCGGCATACACTTCCTGACAGAGGTTCAACACCCCGGTCACGACATCCCCACCTTGACCAGTACCGCCGGCCGGTGACAGATCGGCAGGGGGTTCGATTGGGTGTGCAGATCGGTCCCGCGATCGAACTTCCGCGGTTCCTGCTTGGCGTACAGCGGCTGCGCCAGGGTGTTCGCCGTTTCGTTGAAGTCTGCCGGGGCGTAATAGGTGGCGAAGGTATCCAGCGTACCCAGCGGAAAGCAGTGCCCTTCGGTCGCATTGATAAAGCGCCGTTCCACCTGTGCTCCCGTCCAGGCCCGTCCGCGATGTTCCTCAAAGGTGATGCCGGCAAACGGGAAGGCGTTACGCATGTCCGAGCGAAGTGCCTGGCCATCCTGCCAACGGTTGTAGGCTTCCTTGACGTTCGGATGACCGGTCAGCGCATCGAAGAAGTCTTCACCCACAAAACAATGCACCCCGGTCCAACGTTCCCCTTTCAGGTTGTCCTCGATCCGGCGCAAGACATCGAGACAGGTCTTCTTGATGTCGGCATTGGCATTCGAGAACTCGAACTGCACCGTCGTTGGTGGGGTGATGCCGAACTCGCTGTACAGGTTGTAGAGCACCGACCCATCGGCATCGAGGATTTCTCCCTTCAGCGCCCCGAAACGCAGATGCTCCAGCGTGATCGCGTGTTTATTGCGCATTGTCTGTAGATGGTCGGCCATCACCAGCGCGATCGTTTGCAGTTCGGACTCCGAACCAAACGCCCGGATGCCTTGCACCTCCTCGGGCAAGAGCGTGTCATCGTGCGGAATGTGCGGAATCGCAAAGGACCTGAGCTTGCGTTTGCCGCGCACCCCGACCGTCCCGGGCGAACCCACCGGCTGGGTGGGCAGCAACGTCAGGATGCCGTTTCGCTCCTCGATCGAGACTTGCCGGAACCGCTGGGGCTTGTCGGGAAAGAGCCCCATCGTCGCCAGGCGGTCGTAGTTGTTCGGCAGGATGTTGATCGCCGCGGTCAGTGCCGTCATCGAGAAGGCGGTGTTATCAAAAGGGTTCAGCATGATCAGACTCCTTGGCGCGGCACGATGCCGACAGATTTCAGTTGATTGAGGGCATCGGCTTTCTCGCCCGCGGTCAGACCGCCTGGCAAGATCAGTGCCGCGTCATAGACCAGCGCATGTCGGGCCAGCATCACACTGGCGGTATCAGCCGAAGTGGCATCACAGGCCTGCAGCAAGACACCCGCGGCGATCTCGGACCCATCGCTGGCGGCCGGGTCGATGGCTTTGACTTTGCCGCTGGCAGTGACGATGCCTACCACCGCACCGAGATCGAGGTTCTGTCCCAGCAGCACGGTGACCTGATCGCGGGAATAGAGATTCGGCGCCTCGTACTTCAGCAGGTCGCCAAGCGTGTTGGGTTCGGTAAAGACAGTGCTCATCTCAATGCTCCTTGCGCTGAGAACGCTGACGCTCTGCCAGACGCTTGGCGGCGGTCAGCATGGGGTTGCTGGAAGGGTCCGGCTGTGCGTCCTGGGTGCCGAGCCAGCTCAGGATTTCCGGGGCCTGGGCTTTGGCCTCCAGCAGACTCTTGCGGACCTGCTCCGGTCGGGTTCCCGCTTCCAGGAAAGTGACGATGCGTTCGGGACAACCGGCCAGGGTGCACAGCTGGGCGATCTCGACCGCTGCCAGATCGGTGAGGCTCAGCGATACCGAGCCCGACTGGATCGTTTGTTTCAGTTGCGGCGCGGGTTCAGAGGTTTCGGGGATTTCAGGGTGCTGCACGCTTTCGGTCATGGCGATCTCCTTTGGGAGGGAAAGAAGCGCAACGGGATGCTGCGCCGAGGGTGAAACGAGAAGAGGTCCAGCAGGTAGTTGGCAACTGAGCTGGCCACTGAGCTGCCGACTGGGCTGGCGACTGGACTGCCGACCCGAGAGGAATCGAGCAAACTGCTGCAGGGCTTCGGAACGACACCCCAGCGCGTCGGCCAGGCCGCACTCGATGCTCGCCGGTCCATAGAAGAGGACCGCTTCGCTGGCGCCAATGGCGGCCGCTTCGCTGGCGCCAATGGCGGCCACCGATTGCTGGCGATTACGCGCGACGGTGCTCAGGAAGAGCTGGTAAATGCGATCGACTTCCGCCTGCAGGCGAGCACGGGCTTCGTCCAGCAAAGGTTGGTGTGGATTGAGGTCGTTCTTGCGCGCACCCGCACAGATCGCCGTGTATTTGAGGCCGTCTTCGGCGTCTCTTGCTGACTGATCGACGTGTAGCGCAATCACCCCGATCGAGCCGACCCCACCGGTGCGGGTGATCCAGACGCGGTCTGCTGCCGAGGCCAGGGCATAGGCTGCCGAGAAGGCCATATCGTTGGCGATGGCCCAGATCGGTTTCGACTGACGCGCGGCATAAATGCGATCGGCCAGATCAAAGACGCCACCCGCTTCACCGCCAGCGCTATCAACATCCAGAAAGATGCCTTCGACCTGCGGATCGGCCAGTGCAGCGTCCAACGCATCGCCAATCGCTGGATAACTCGATAGACCCGACTGCGCCTCCAGGCCCAAGGTCCGGCGAACCAGCGTGCCGTGGATGTCGAGTACGGCAATCCCCGCCGGGGCATCGAGTCCCCGCTCGGGTGGCGACCAAGACAGTGGAGTGAGCGCGTCCGTTGGCTTAAGACCCCGCTGGCCGAGCACCGCCAGGATCAGGTCCAGTTTCGGACGATGGATAAGCCACGGCACGCCGTAGAGCTGTGCCGCCAAGTGCGGTAGCATCATGATTAACCTCAAAGGAAAGAAATGGCTTTGCCGGTACTGACTCGACACCTCGTCGAGACCAAGCTGTCAGCCTTTTGCGAGCGCAGGATTCCTGCGCATGCGCGTGATCAGCTACGAATGAGCTTTGTGATTCAGGGCGATTGCGTGACCTTGAATGAAGAGCGCGATGCCTTCGGTCGGCCCGGCACGTGGATCACCACGCCGATTGCCCAATTCCGCTTCGCACCAGAAACAGGGTTCTGGACGCTGTACGCCCGCAACGGACGAGGACGCGGCGCTTGGTCACCGCATCCGACGCTCACCCCCGCCAGGGATTTCGAGTCTCTGGTGTCGTTCGTGGATGCCGACCAGATCGGCCTGTTCTGGGGTTAGCCGGTTTTGCGGGTCTTGCCGGCCTTGCGGGGCTTGCGGACCTTGCTTTCTGATCGACGCACATCGCCCCGCGGATCGGTATCGAAGACCAGACCCAGCTTGTCCGCACGGGCGTTGTCGAGAGCGATTTCCCGATCCACGTCCTCGGCGTCGTAGCCGAAGGTCGAGATGGCTTCAGAGCGCGACATCAGGCCAGCACGAATGGCCAGCAACATCGCCTTGAACTCTTTCTCCGGATCGACCCACTGCCAACCCTGCGGAATCCATTTGGCGGAGAGATAGTCCCGCGGGTGCTGACTGAACCCCGGTGCCGAGAGGGCGCCAACCAGGACCGCCTGGCGCATCCAGTTCGCCCAGATCGGACGACACAACTGATGCACGATCACCCCATGCTGGATTGCTTCGCAGCGGCGGCGAAACTCCAATAGCCCCGCGCGAATCGACGAGTAATTCACCCCGGTGAGGTCCCCGGTCAGTTGCTCGTAGGTAATACCGGTCGCCGCAGCCACCGCGCGGAACTGGTTACGCAGAAACTCCGAATAGGCGCCACCGACATCGGCTGGGTCCGAGAAGCGCACGTCTTCTCCGGGTTCCAGGATTTGCAGCGTTCCTGGTTCCAGACCCGCCAGGGCGATACCCTGTGCGTTGGCGTTGCCTTCTCCCACCAGATTGTCTTCCGGTGACTGGCGGGTGATGAAGCCCGCAAACATCGCCGCCGTCTTCTTGCGCACCAGCTCCCCGTCTTCTTGCGCACCAGCTCCGCATCGTCGTATTGATCCAGTTCGTTGAGTTTGACCAAGGCCCGAGACAGCCACGGTTCCCCACGAATCTGACCCGGACGCAGCACCCGATAGAGATGGACGATCTCCGCCGCATCGATGCGTACCGTCTCCAGACCCCCCGCACGAGACACTGGTGCCAGGTGACCGTCTTCGGGATGGCTGCGATAGAGGTGATACGCCACGCGACGTCCCAAGGGGTTGAACTCGATGCCCGCGCGTACGACGTTGCCGGACGAGAGATCGTGGTTTGTCGCGGCCAACCTGAAAGCGGTCGCCGTCAGCCGGCGTGAATCTGGATGTTCTTGGGG